AGCAAAGTTATCAGCAACCCACTCACTGTCATCGATCTTGGGTAATCCCTTTAGCGCGGTACCACGAATAGGTTTTCCTGCTAATAGTCTATCTTGTATCCCCTCCTTGATAGCATTCCGCCCCTCAAACCTTGCGTAGTATTGTAGCTTGGCTGCATCACCAAAGGTTTCGACTGCTTTAGGAATGTTAGATCCTAACCCTGTAACTATATAGGCATTAAAGATATTACCTATAGCATTACGCATGTGGTAGGCTGGGCGTACTGCTAGAGTCCATGCCTTCCAAGGGTTCTGTATTCTGTCATAGAATTTAAGAAACTTTTGTAGCTCTTTGTTTCCTGGTTTAGATGCACCCATCAGCTCCATCTGATGTTCCATTTGTTTTGCTATATCTTTGGGAGCCTTAAAGGTGGATTCTATCAATCCTTCCTTTGCAATGAAGTCTTCTCTAGCCTTTCTAGATAATGGAAGTGCATCTTTAGGAAGAACAGCCTTATCAAAGTCTCCTACCCCAGCCACAGCCTGACCATAAGTAGCCGCTTCTATTCGGTCTGCTTCTTCTATAAGTTCTTTATGATTTCTGTACTTGTCAGGTATACCCTTAACGGATACCCAGTCACTCATATCAGCATCAATAGGCTGCCATATCTCTTCACCAGCCTCACCTAATGTTCTCTGTTGTATAACGGCAGGGTCATCAGGACTTCTACGCATCCATCTGCCAACACCCAAGACTGGAGGCAATCCTTTTTCTGCATTCCTCACAACGAATGAAGATCTTGGTCTTAATCCAAAGTCTGTAACATGATCGATAAAAAATTTGGTCTGCATAGCAGAGGCATGGTCAGCATATCTTAAACCAATAGCTACATTAGGATCGGTATGGAAAAACCTCTTTTCATATGGTATATCAGCAGGGTTTGCGTAGGCTGTGCCGCCAATCCTCTCAGCCTTCCTCATGTTAATATCGTCTAGGCTCTCAAGTTGGTCGGCTTCTCTTCCTGATCTGAATGTGTGCCTACCAAAATATAAAAGAGGGTCATCACCTTTAGGCATCAGGCCATCAGGTATGAAATCGTCGGCTGCTTTACCTGATTCAATCAGCTCTCGACCAGCAGGTGTATCAAATCGTGGGAAGTAGTGCCTCATTATAAGACCTCTAACAAATATACCCGCTGCTTGCTCTTCTTTTAAAAAACCAGTAAGAGTTTTCTCCCACTCGTCTGCATACTTTAAACCATCCTCTCCTAGTATTGCAACTGTAGCCTTTCTTAGTTTATCTTCATCTGGTTTATGAAAATTAGTATAAATAGGATAGGGTTTATTCTTAGGATTATCTAAGGCTGGTCTATCTAGCCAGTTCCGAAACGCGCTATATACCTCTTCCTCACTTTTTCCACTGGACTTGATCTTCTGCTTCATCCATATTTCCATTTTTGGTAGAGCCTTAACCATCTTCTTATATACTTTTTCTCCCTGCACGGCTGCAGTTTGAGCAACAGCTTTAACTTCTCTCTCTCTTCCCAATGGCATATTCAAGGCTCTCGCAAAGTCTTTAACCTTATCGTGATCCTTAATGGTCTGCATCCATCGGGCTACTTGAGGTGGTGTTGCTGATCTTGCTCCCTTGGCTACACCATATATAGTCTTACCTATAAGACCACCTGCATATGTAACAGGGTCGGTAGCTACATCACCTGCGAATCCTACTATACCACGATACCATCCCGGTAAGGAAGGGTCAAGAAAGTCTTGGGTTCTAATCTCCTCTTCACCAAGCAATCCTCGCTTGAAGCCAGTGCCAAATCCTTCATTCGGTGTGGTATCTATACCACCAAGGGCTTGATGTATATCTCCACCAAGCTCTGTTTCTTTTAATCCTACCTTTAATGCTTGGGCTGGCCTTTCTATTTTGGCAAGCAGACCCATGAAGCCACCACCTTTCGCTGGAGCCTTCTCTGGTTTAAGACTAACCTCTAATCTTTTCTTTTGCTCCTCTGCTGGTAAGGAAAGAAATTCATCAGTAACATTAGCATTATAGGTTTGCCCTTCATAGTCGAACCTTACACTAGGCATCAACTCTCTCCAGGTTCTGTACACCTGCAGCTAGACCTGATCCACCTACAAGCTCTGCTATTATTTCTCTAGCCTTCTTCAAGCGCACACCATGATCTGTCTGGAAAGGAGCATTCTTCAGTCTTCCAGTACCCCAAGCAGCAACAAGTTCAGCAGCAGCACCATCAATATCATATTGAGCTATCGACATAATATCATTCCATATGCGCTCCTCTTTAGTCTTACCTTCTTCCATACCTAGTTGATGACCAGACAAGACTGCTGCCTGTTCAGGCCCAACTAAAGGAGTTAATCTTTCATAAGCTTCTCTTGCGTTCTTAGGCATATTGCCTTCTTTATATACAGCCCTAACCACATCAGCAAAGTGTTTGCTTTCATTATACGCTTTGCTCTGCTCCATGATAGCCATGCCTCTCTCAAAAAACTTATCTGTTTTTCCACCTGCTGCAGCAATAAAGAACCCATATTTAAGCATCTTACTAAGGTTCTCCTTTCCTTCTGCTGCTAATGCTTCTTGTTGGTCAGCAAAATTAAGCATATCTGGTGGAGCACTCCAAGGCTCTTGAGTGGCATAAGGCTGTGCTAGTGCAACCATAGGCTCATCATCTCCAGCCATCATGCCATAGCCTGTACCCACACCTGTAGCCCCAACACCTGCTGTAACAATTGGGTGACGACGAGCGTATCCAGCAGGTAGCTCTCTAGTTGAGTGAAATGGAGCACGTGGATTAAGGGGAGAGTATCTTAGCTCTTGACCGCTAGGATACTTTGCTATTGGTCTTCCTGCTTTATCCATTCCATGCTTAACACCTTGTCTGGATAGAGTATGAGGCACACCAGATCCCGGCGCAGCTACTCTTTGAGTAACACCTTGCGCTGTCTTCCTTAAAGGAACGTTCCATCCTGTGCCTCTCGTTAGCCAAGGCCATGCAGCCTTTCCAGCCCTCATTAACCAAGGTAATGCTGCTAGTGGAGCTGCCATTAGTATCTCCCTCCTGAATATGGGCTTCCTGTTGCATAATATGGGTTAGCTGTTCTATATTCCATGAGCCTTCTTATTCTATTTCTTTCCAGCCTATCATCTACGCCCTGAAATGTGCGACCCATGCCCTTTATAAGATTACCTATGTTTAAAATGGTAGAGGGATCTTGAATCCACCTTCTCGTACGAGGATGTTGTGGAAGTGTTAGATTATATTTTCCACCCCATGTTTCACGAGGAACGCTCTCTGGAGAGCCTCTTCCGAATATTCTTAACTGAGCCTCTTCAATGCTTTCCCCAGGAAGAACTTCCATTGATGGGCCTCCTGAAGCCCTCACAGCTTTCGGCATAACGGTCGGTGGTCTTCTATCCACCACATTGGTTTGAAAATCTGTAACACGAGGAGTATTCTGAGTATAACCACTAACTAACTCTCTAATTGTCTGAGGAGATGGTCTAGCAGGGTTCTGCGCCTGTACTTTTTGTCTCATTGGTATAGAGGTATTAGTTCTTACTGGTCCTATATCAAGCATCTTTCCCGCCACTGAACCAGGGCCAGTACCGGGTGAAACCTTATCAACCCATTCTTTCGTGAGGGTTGTATTGCCTCTCTTCTCTACAAGTTTATTCTTAACCTCTGGCTGTCTTGCCACTGGCTGTCTTACCATTAGTTGTTGTCCACCATAATTTACATCTAAGCCAGTATCAGGATTAGTCCATGTTGCTCTTGGCTTATCAGCATATCCACCCCATGCTTGACTAGCAGGAATCATCGAATGTGTTGCCACCTCTCCAGCCCGTAATGTATTGGGTCTATTTTCAAACAGTCTCCTATTTCTTTCAGACTGCTCTTGTCTTTCTCTTAACCATTCTAATGCGTTCATGCTATCCACCAATAAGGTTTCTGTTGTTCCCAAGGTGCGAACTGACCCATCATGCTAGGCCATTGTCTTTGCCCACCACCAGCTACTACGGCTGGAGCCTGACCTATATCCTCGCCCCTCATGTTTTCCATCATGGACAGAAGGAATGCTTGCTCCCATTCGTCCATCTCTTTTTTATCATCTCTTAGATCTTTAGCACCCCTAGCTGCAGCTACTCTATACGGTTCTTCAACACCTCTTGTGCCAGCTTGGGAGTAAATCCCCTCCATTGCGAGATTTTCATCACTTATTGCTTTATCTATACCAAACTGCTTCTCCTTTTCCAGAGCAGCAGCTTGTGCCTCTGCCAGCAATCTTGCGTCACGTTCTTCAGTAGTATCAAACAGACCCGCAACATCCTCACCTCTTGCTAATGCCCACTGCTTCCTTCTCTCCCACTCATCCATTGCAGCTTGTTTAGCCCAGTCAACCCCAGCCGATATAAGCCAAGGCGTATCAATATCCCTTCTTTGGGGTGCCACGTTCTCAAATATATATTCGTCCATAATAGCCCCCTACATTCCCATGATTGCTTTAGTTAATAAGGTTGACAATACTGCCTCACCTGCATTTGTACCGCCCGGACCTCTGGCTGTAGTCATACCACCGTAATCACCATGAACACCAGCAAGATATGACTGCAATGCTTGAGCTGGCAATGCACTTTCGTACTCGTACCTAGCAACATCTCTATTAAGAGCTGCCTGATCCATAGCTCTCTGCTCTGCACCAAGCTGTGCTGACTGACCATATGCACCAAATGGAGCACTAAGCATTCCTGGGTACAATCCTAATGCAGATTGCGCCCCTTGTAATCCTTGTAAACCATAGCCCATACCAAACTGTTGTTGACCTAACCCCATCTGTGCTGCTGGCATACGACCTGCTTGCGCCTGTTGATATGCGCCACCATATAATCCTGCTAAATTCTGAGCTAATGCTTTCTGTCCTGCACTGGCTACATTTGCTGCAAATATATCACCCCTAGATCCACCGCCAGGTTGATAAGCTATTGTGCCTTGTCTTACATTAGCTAAGCCTTCAGCTACTTGATCTTCAAACTGTCCTCTATATGCGTCAGCCATCATTCCAAAGTGACCACTGTCATAGTCTACATCCCCTCTAAGCATCTGAGAATATTGATCGCCCTCGAATGGAAGAACACTAGCATAACCCTGTGGTCCATACAGCCCCATTGATCCTGTACCTACATTCATAGCCCCTGCAGTATAAGGTAGAATATCCTGCAAATAAGTGGCTTCAGAATCTTGCATTAAGTTTGTTGCTCTTCCGCCCATACCAAACTCATATGCTCTTGACATAGCATCTTCCTGATTGGGGTCAAACCCAACAAGACCAGGGGCTATCTGATTTATAGCTTGCGCCTGTGGGCTCATAGTTTCAGGAGCACCGTAGAAACTAGGACTAAATAGATCCGAAACATAAGCGTCCTCTACCCTTCCCAGTCCTGCTTTAATGAAATCTTGTTGTGGACCCCATGGGTCAGTACGGGTATAAGTTGTTTGTGTTCCACCTGCCATAATCTTTCTCCGTTATAACTATCTTAGGTTAAACCAGTCTTCGTCCTTCACCTGTGAGGTAGGAATCTGGACTCGACCGACTAAAATTTGATCTAAGCCTCTACCTTCTTCATCTTCACGATAGTCAAAAGGATCTAGAAGACTAGAGTAATGTGGATATAAATGAGGATTCGTTGTGTAGGTAGGCCAAACTTGAGGTGTCCACCCTGTTCCAGGATCAACATTTGTTGGTAGATATCTTGGATTCTCCCCAGTATTCTCCCCACCTTGATATGGATTACCCCAATGGTAGATAGGATAAACAAATGTATGACCTGCATCTGGTAAATCTTGATCGTTATCGTCGTCACCAGTATAAGTTAAATCTGCAGAGGGCCACCCACTTTTATCGGCAACAAGTCTATAAGTAGGGTTGATTATAAGGGGTGATCTTGGTGGTGCCATCCACTGAATATCAGGAGGGGTCCAATCTAGCAGACTATCTCCATGACCTGTGTACATCTCTTGAGTTAAACCTGGTGCTAGTCTAGCCATTATTGAATCCTCTGTTTTAATTCTTTAGTTATAACCATATATGAATGATTCCAATCTTTTAGTTTTCTTACCATACCCTTTCTAGTCCACGCTTCTAATGCAGTACAGCCAGTTTTCAAGGCGAAGCCTTCTATCATATCTAGGAACATGTACCATTTGTCTAAACCGCTACCATCCTTTCCACCTAGAGTAATCACTCTTAATACTCTCTTTCTTGGGTAAGATATAACCTGTGTTATCATTGCTGCGATTACTTCACTATGCTCCATTGCTATCCATAATTGCATAGCGTTATTCATTAACTGCTCATACACATCACTGGATATTAACTCACCTTCAGAATGCTTTAAGGCTATATCAATTAATGATTCACACTCATCCCATACAAGATCAATATCATCATTGTTTACTAATACAACCTTAACCGAGTTTGATCCAAGATCCTGGGCTTCCTTTCTTGAAATAGTAGATTCCTTCCCCGCTTCCAGGGTCCCAGTTTGTCCCGTCTGCGTATCTAACGTCACCTTCTCTTGGTCTTTGTGGTTCGGCATGTGTCCTCTCTAATCTGAATGTTGCCTGATTATATATGATGTCACCTAATCTCTGAAGTTCATTAATAAGATAGATTCCTAGATCTTCTTTATCTAATGGTAATGGCCCTGGTGTATAATGAATGACAGACTTTACTACTCTGTCTGAATATGTAGCCATCAGTAAGCCCTGCTTCCTCTATCCCCAGCGTTCTTAACATCTAATGTGTAGCCATCAAGTCTCCAAGTCTGATCTCCTGTTGATTCAAACTTGACACCTATATATTTTCCTGTTACATTAAAGGATGCTCTAGATTGCGTGGCTGGATTAAAAACTACTGGACCTTCCCATGTAATAGCTTCTTCCGTAGACATCTGGTGTCCTACATAAACATTAACAGTTGAATCTGTTGATCCAGACATCATTGGGTATACTGCTGTTACCCTCTTAACCATGTTCTGATTAGGTTGACCTTGAGCATCTATCGTTAATCCTGTCCTCTGCACGTAGCTGGTCATATCAGTGGTGTCAGACTTATTGCCAGCATTATCTCTATAAATCTTAGTATTAGTTGGAGAAGCCATATTCAAGCTCTTACCAGCTAAGTTAAAGTAAGATGTAGAAGCAGACTCATTCCAGTTTAAAGTATCTGTAGCCCATGTGGATGTTGCTGCGTTCCATGACCCAGGAGCTAGAGGATTACCCTCTGTACCAAATTCAATGAAACCAACATTAGGAAGCTCGCGTAGAGCAAAAGTATTATTGCTCCAATTCCAAATAAGAGCCTTATCACACTGGGCATTAGTAACATTAGCTGACGATACATAACAAGCCCACATCTCTGTTTTATTGTAGTCAGCCGTAACAAAACATTTCTCAAATTCATCACCATTAATGTCATTAAATATAAAGTCTCTCATCTGATGAGGAAGAATAGATGTGAGTTTATCTCCACTATTAATATACATATCTCCATATGCCATTACAAAGTGACCACCATCAAATTCTCTAATACAATTCTTTGAAAGAGCACCAACATTTGGAGATAGCTGTGTGAATGAAAAAATAAAAGGATTACCCACATAACTCATCTTATAAGTAGAGTATTGTTTGTAGATCATAAATTCACCGCGTAATGGCAAACCGTCTACTATAGTACCTTTGCTGTCTTCTATGGCATACTCACCAGCGTCTACTGTAGCCAGAGTCTCATCCCATGAGACAGGCACAGCCTGTGTTGCTGCTGCTGTAGACCACTTAACAAGGCTCGTATAGGGTACACTTGACTTCGTTACATTCAAGGCTATCAAGAAGGACTTAAACGCTCTTAATGACTTACACTCTGTGCTGGCTGGCCAGTAAGTGAGGTCTGCCATCTTAGTTGAAACTGCAGGTACACCAGCAGTTAATGCCCAAAACTGTGGGTCATCATAACCATTGCTCATTACTAGTATACCACCTAAAACTGTGGCTGTCCAGTTCTCTCTAGCTGTCGCAGAATAATCCCCACCAGATGCTCTAGTAATGTCAGTCCATATTGTTCCATTATGAACATAT